GTTGTTCCTGACGCAGAAACAGCAAACTCACCTCCAGATGTCCCAACAATCAGAACTCGGCCAGAGGAAAGATACTGGATGACGTTTACCTGGTTTGATCCGATAGTGTAAGTCAACGCATCTGCTGCGCCTGTTCCCTGGGTAAAGTTTTCAAAGTCACCGCCCTGGGAGAAAAAGATTGTTTGAGGTTCTTCCTGAGTGTTTGCAAACACCAAACGCTGCTCGTAAAACGCAACCGTCGCTGGGTAACCAGTAGTCTCAGAGAACGCTCCAAGCTGATAACCTTCGTCAGCTTCGAGGTCGCCAACCATCGTGACAGTATCCCCGGCAGCTTCATCTGCCAGGTCAACAGATGGTGCAAACAAGATTGTATCGTCAGTGACAGAAACAATAAGTGCGGATGTCTTGTTATTGCTGGTGCTTCCAGTAATCGTCATTCTCATGCCGACTTTGAAGCCCTCGTCAATGAAACCGCCAGCACTATCCTGGATTCGGTCGTTATGCTCTAAACCTGTTGCACTAGGATCGCCTTCAAAGAACTGGATCGTAGTCGTTGTGTAAGAAGGCATTAACTCGGTGCGACCATCTTCGTTTTCCAAAACAGTCGCGCCAACAGATGTCGCGCTGGTGTAGCTAGAGATTGCAGCATACCCATCATGCAGCTTAACGATCCTGCCAACATCTGTACTCGCAAAAGTATTTACACTTGCCGTGATTGTTACCGTTCCTGTCCTGGCGCTTGCAGTCAGTGTCGAGCCATCGAGGAGCGGATCTTGGAGCGGCCCGCGACGAAAATCAACTTCTGTGATCGTCCAAGCAGTATGGCTTGTTCTCGTAATCTTTTGTACAGGATGATCTGGATGGACCAGATACATAACGTCAGCCGATTGCGTGAACTTGAGATTCGCCAGCTCTGTGTGCGCATAGGGCGTCGTTACCTCTACTGGGCTGCCGCCCGATACAACAGTGCCTCCATCCTTATGAATCCGGAAATACAAGTCTCCAAACTCCAGGACGTAAGCCTGTTCAACATTAAACTCAAATGGGATCAATCGGCAGTTGTTAGCACTGTTCTTAACTTCTCGAACAAACAATGTGCCTGGACGACGGCTTGCACCGCCATGAGGATGGACCACAAAGTTAGATAACTCCTTGCAGCCATTGAAGTATTTACCTAGATCAGTCCGACCGTCCAAGCGCGGAGACAACTCACCCGCTGTAAAGTTGGCAAAAACTGGACTCGCTTTAGCCATTAGAACCTCGATCTAATAAATGTATCTGCCTCCAGGCTTCCCGAATCTGTCACGCTACCGATGCTACCCGGAGTACCTTCAGTTGCATCGACGAACCTAGCCTCTGATAGTTTCTGTTCGTACAAGGCTCGCATCTCCTGGGCCAAAGAAGTGCTGCCAACCAATGGATAGGCTACGTCAGCTGACAAAGCTGCAGCTAAAGCCTCGATCAACAATGTATCGTACTGCGCTGGATCAGTTACTTTCCCGACATAAATCAAGTCAACAGTGTCTTCATCGCAAAGAATCTTGCGCCCTTCAACACGGTGAACAATGTCCAGGTAACGTAAATTCAAAACCCGTAAACAATACGGGTCGGTAGGCAGCGTAAACGCATTGTCGAACTCAAATGCTGGGGATATTGCATCTGGAGCCAGGGTTACCCTGGTAACCAGGCAATTCCAGGGATGTGCGCGAAACACAGAGTCCCTTACATATTCGTAGCGCTGATTAAGAATCCGCGCTGCTTTACTGTCCTCAGTGAGGGCGATGATATTAGATGCGCCAATTTGGTTTAACGCACTATTACAAATATCTACGACAGAACTCATGCCTCACCTCGCGTAGAAAAGGGGGCGGACGCGCCCCCGATTCATTTAGTCAACAACGTAGAACATTGTAACTTCGATTGTGCCAGTGCCAGCAGCACCGCCCATAGTCGCTGTTACAACGAACTCATTGTCAGCCAGCTCACCGTCGAGATCGACTTCTGAGCCTGATCCCAGTGCCAATGTTGCAGCAATATCAACACATTGTGCTGACGTTGATGCAGCAGCTGCCTTGTAACCAGCCGCAGCAGCAGAAACTGCTGTACCAGCTGAGTTAGTGTAAGCAGCGTAGCCCACTGACAGTGTGGTGCTAGCGCCAAGCGCATCGTGGCAAAGTTTGCCACTTACGATGCGAGCGCCGTTAGGTAACGAGAACATCTCGATTACATCGCCAGAAGAGAGTGAAGATGCTTCGTACTGAGCGTGAGCTACACGAAGAACGCCACCGATCTGGTTAGCTTGTACGAACTCAGAAGGATCATCCTGAGTAAGGTCCGTCCGGACGTTAGAGTATACAGTTGCCATGATTCAGGTCTCCTTATGCTGATTCGTCACAGTCGATCTGAACAACCTTCTCTTCCTCCATCCGAGTCGCCCCGAATGTTGCACAGTAGTAAACCTGTGTTGAGTAAGATTTGTCGGCACGTTCATCGATCTTGGCCATAACATCTTTGCCCACTGCGAGCTTGATGCCGTCTTCTGCCCATGCAAAGCATGAACGGATGTTGCCAGACTTAGCCAAACGTGTTGTGACATGGAAGGTGAACCCGAGGAACTGGTTGATCTCACCCTGTACAAGAGCTTTGATCGTATTGTAATCAGAGCTTGTAACAGTTGTATTGTTCAACAGAGCCTCAATCTGGTCAGGGCCTACTGCAATATGACGAGTGATTGATGGATCGACAGAAGCCAGGTCCAAAATCTTTTTCGTCTGAATGAGTTTAGCCAGAGTCAGATCAGCAGATCCATTTGCGATTTGGTGAGCAGCAAGCATTGTGGTGCTTGTTGCGCCAGACTTACCAGTCTTGGAAGTCCCAGTCGCAGCCGAAATGATTGCATCGTCCATCGCACGACCCATTGCAGCAGCAGCTGCTTGAGCGTAAGTCGATGTTGGATCAATCAACATGCGCACCTTATCAGCGTCATCGATGAGGTCGGCCCACTCGTAAGTGTCCATTGTGACCATCCGACGCGAATGTGGTGTTTCGAGTAATGGAGTGTCCCCATGACGCGAAGTACGCTTAACGGCAGCTACCGCGCCTACTTGGTCAAAGAACGCCTTTTCGCCAGTAACTGATTCCTCAGATACGGCACCACGCAGCAAAGAACCGCGCTGCTGTGAGAGCAGCTGGACGTTGCTGCTGAACTGCTGCACAAATGCAGTTGTTACTTGAGTAGACATTGTGTCTCTCCTTCAGTCAGCTAAAACAAAGTTTTCGCTACCCCGCACACGCAGGACGATGTTTTTTGCTGCTTATGGTTGCAGCTACCAGCAGGGGCTTTCGCTTATCCTGACTATTGCAGCAAGTTTACTCGCTGCGCAAGAAAGATCAACTATGGATCATTTCCTGGAACTTCAGAGCTTGCTGCACATAGTAGTCATGCTCTGGATGCCGAGCATCCCAGAATGGACTGCCTTGTGAGCGCAGCTCTGCAAGTTTCTCCCTGGCGGCGTCTGGCGTAATGCCACCGCTGGTGCGAACTCCTTCAAGAGTATCTTCACCAACACGCTCCTGGATAAAGTTTCCGACCTCACCCATGAGTCGAATGAAGTCAGGGTTATCGCCTAGTTTCGTCCCATCAGACAGAGTAACCTCCATCAACTCAGGATTACCAAACTGGGTAACAACTCCATGACCTTGCGCCAGGCGATCTTCAAAAGCCTGGCCATATTCTCTACGGAGGTCTGATTCAACCTGGGCAGTGTACTGCTCCAGGTCAACACCCATTGATTGCTCCTGGGAAGAAACAAATTCGTTATAAGACTGGTACAACTTAGCTGCTTGTGTTGCGTTTAAGCCAATGTCATGCGCCATTTGCTTGTACCAGGACGTCATCTCAGGATCGGCTTCAAAGTTTTCTGGCGCTGGAAGCTCATAACCTTCTGCGTCAGCTGGTCTGCCAAGCCTGGCGTATACCTCGTTCCAGTCATCAGGTGTTGCACTTTTGCCTGGAATCGCAATTTTGTCTGCACCGATCATTGATTGCGCATGCACATAACTCTTTGCGAGCGCACCAACATCGTTAATGTGATCTAGGGATTTATGTCCACGAATCTCTTCGGGGATACTTGAGCGCCAATCTCCTACAGACTGAGCTACCTCTTGCTCCATTTCTGGCGCAGAGACTTCAGCTACCTGTTCTTCACTCATCATCAATTACCTCATTTGGTAGGTTGAATGTTTCCATCATGCCTTGAATAAACAGCACAACACTGCGCTGCCCCTCGCGGAAAGCCGTTTCATACGGGTCCGCAGAGAATGTAGGCGAGTGAACGTGGAACCGCATTTCCAGATCATGGAGTACCGTATCCCCATCTGTCTCGCCAAACAGGAAGGCGTAAGCCTCCCGTAAGTCGTTGATTTCTTTTGACATATATTATTGCTGCATCAACTTCATCATTGGCGCAGCAGCTCCCATTGCTTCTGCTGTTTCCATTTGTTCCTGCCTCTGAGCTTCAGCTTGCATTTGTTCTGCGCGCTGCTCCCTAATCTCAGCAACCTGCTGCTCACCGCGAATAGTGGTAGCTGGTACAGAAAGTGTCTGCATCAGATACTTGGCTAAACCGTCAGCATCGATGTAATCAATAACAGATTGGTCAATTTGGGCAAGTGGTCCCATCAATTCAAACAAACGCATGGCTGCCTGGATATCTCCAGACTTCTGCGCTTTCGCAAGTGGTGAGACATACTCGATCTCAATGCCAGTGTTCTTCATAAAGTCAGGCGCAGCTGCAAATAATCGGTCCCTGGTCATCAGGTTATATGAACGATTGATTAGCGGCTGCAATAATTCTGCCTGGAGTCTACCCAGGACAGGACCTAACAACCGCATTTTCTCTTCAGTGCGCTGCATAACTTCTGTCGCAGTCATCTGAGGACCCTGCGAAAGTATTAGTTGATCGACGTAAAACGCAGATTGAATTGCTTTTCTGCGCTGCTCTTCC